TTTTGCTTGGTTAATTGCACAACCATATTTTAAAGAAATGACGGACAATGATGTTCGTAAAAGATTATATGAAGAACAAAGAAATCAAATTGAACAAGATATGGCTCCGTTTGGTTTTATTTCCGATGGTTTAGATGGTGGTGAAAGTTTCGTAGATGGAGATGGAGATCGTTGGCATATTGATGAATATGGAGATAGATCATTTATGTGGGATTACAACTAATGGATATAGATGACCAGTTTGAACTAGAACATTTGTTTCTTACGGAAAGAAAATGTAGAGTTTGTGGACAGGTTAAAGATTTGTTAGATGGGTTTTATTTGACTCGTAAGGGTAGGGGTGACATAGCATCTGCATATTCCTATGAATGTAAAATATGCACTATTATGAGAATAAAAAATAGTAGAAAAGTAAAAAATGTCAGTCATAAGTGGGAATATCCCGACTGGTAAGTTGTTCATTAGCGGTTTCCCCATTATAAAGTAAGCAAATAATAAATATTTGTAGTCAAGTTGAAACTCTTTAGAGGGAAAGACATGTCGCTAAACTTAGTATCACCAGGCATAAAGGTTAGAGAGGTCGATCTTACTGTAGGTAGAATAGACGCAGTAAACGAACAAATCGGAGCCTTTGTCGGACCTTTCCAAAAGGGTCCAGTAAACGTTCCCGTTCTCATTGAGACGGAAAAGGATTTATTAAATACATTCGGTAAGCCATTAAATAATGACAATCAATATGAATATTGGTTAACCGCATCTTCATATCTTTCATATGGAGGAGTATTGAGAGTAGTAAGATCAGACTCCTCCCTACTAAAGAATGCAAATTATCCAGTATCCACACCAGTAAATTTAAAAATTACAAATCAGGAAGACTATTCCAATAGTCATACAAATGATACTGATTGGATTTTTGCCGCTAAAGATCCAGGATCTTGGGCAAACGGATTAAAAGTTTGCACAATTGATGCCTCAGCGGATCAAAGAATAGCAATTGGAACCTTCGGAATTTCTGCAGGATATGCAATAACCTGTGGAATTTCCACCAGTTATGCAACTTCTACTGGAACTGTAGAGTCTTTTAGTGGATTTATTAAAGGCATAGTAAGTAAAGTTAATAAAGGAAACATTGATGTAAAAATAGTTAGTTTACATAACTCTTCTACAGGAGTATCAACTGAAGTAACATATACCTCTTCCGGATTGAATAGAATTCCAAGTGGATCTGGACAGTATTATCAGATTTTTGATAATGTAGGTACAGCTACATCATTAGAAAAATTTAGATTTGATAATAATGCTACTATAGGTGTAGGATCTACTGCTATAACTGCTCCGAGTGGATTTGTTGCTGCAGTTCAAGCCTCCGGTATCATTTCAGTTGGAGACTTAATTCAAACATTAAACGGAGCTCTAACTGCAAGAGTCACTGGAATTACTACAACACAAGTTTTAATAGATAGTGCTTCACCAGTTTCTTTTGCATCAACAACATTAGTAGTCAGATACACTAGAAATGTAGTTGACAATACCTTAGGAAACGGTGAAGGACTCCTAACAAATTCAAGTAATAGTATTGTAGATTGGTATGAACAACAAACTTTAGGATTGAATAATTCTGTAATTTACTGGAAATCAATTGCTCCAAAACCAGGCACATCACAATATTGTGCTGAAAGAGGTGGAAAAAATGATGAGATTCATCTAGTAGTTGTTGATGATAGTGGATCTGTAAGTGGAATTTCTGGAAACATTTTAGAAAAATATACAAATTTAAGTAAAGGACTAGATGCAAAAATTTCTCCTTCAGAAAATATATACTATAAAAATTATTTGGCGAACGTTTCTGGGTATGTATTTGCTGGAACTGGCGATTCCGTATCAGGAAACAAATTTACATCTATAGATGGATACACTCAAACCAGTGGTGGAACAATTGCTTGGGGACAAAATTGCACGGGCATAAATTTTGGATCTGCAGGAAATAAATCATATTCTTTATCTAATGGATATGATTACTCTTCAGCATCCGGTGGAATGTCATTAACATTATCTGATGTACTAAACTCTTATGAAATTTTTAGAAATCCTGCAGAATATGATGTAAACTTCTTAATTGCAGGTCCAGATGGAGGAAGTACGGTATTTGAGGCTCAAGCAAAAGCTAACAGACTAATTGATATTGCAGAATCCAGAAAAGATTGTATTGCTTGTATTTCTCCAACAAGATCTGGAGTTCTCAATATATCCAATAGTGATACTCAGACAACCAATATTGTCAATTTCTTTGATTCAGTTACATCTTCTTCTTATGCAGTGTTTGATTCTGGTTATAAGTATATGTTTGATAGATTTAATAATGAGTTTAGATATATACCACTAAATGGAGACATTGCAGGATTGATGGCAAGAACATCGATCAATAATTATGCTTGGTTCTCCCCAGCAGGAGCTTCAAGAGGTGTTATAAACAATGCTATTAAACTTGCTTATAATCCTTCGCAACCACAAAGAGACATTCTTTATCCAAAGAGAATTAATCCAGTCATATTCTCCCCAGGATCCGGAATTATTCTCTTCGGTGATAAAACTGGATTATCTGTAGCGAGTGCATTTGATAGAATTAATGTTCGTCGTCTATTTTTAACAATCGAAGATACTATTTCTAGAGCAGCAAGAGCTCAACTTTTTGAATTTAATGATGTAATTACTCGTTCTAACTTTGTAAACATTGTTGAACCATATCTTCGTGATGTTAAATCAAAGAGAGGAATTACAGATTTCTTAGTTGTTTGTGATGAATCAAATAATACTCCAGACGTTATTGATTCAAATCAATTTAGGGCTGATATTTTCATCAAACCTGCAAGATCAATTAACTTTATTGGTCTCACTTTTGTCGCTAATAGAACTGGTATTAGTTTTGAAGAGGTTGTTGGAACCGTTTAATTTTTTAAAACATCAATCCCTACAGAGGTAAAAACAAATGTCATTTTCAAACACTCCAAGTTTTAGCTCCAGAACTTTAGAAGATTTTAAAGCAAGGTTAATTGGTGGAGCAGCTCGTCCTAACCTTTTTGAAGTTGAACTTACATTTCCCAACTTTGCTACAGAGGGATCGACCGGTGATACAACGGATCAAACGAGAGCTGTAAGTGAATTATCAAGATTTATGATTAAAACTGCTAATTTGCCAGCGTCAAATGTCGGTGTAATTGAAGTTCCTTTCCGTGGAAGAACCTTGAAAATAGCAGGTGATAGAACATTCGATGTTTGGACAGTTACTGTCATTAATGATGTTGACTTTTCAATTAGAACTGCTTTTGAAAAGTGGATGAATGCTATCAACAAACATGATGATAACTCTGGATTAATCAATCCAGCGCAATATCAGAGAGATGCAGTTGTAAAACAGTTTGGAAGATCTTCACTATCTTCCGCTCAGTCCAATGTTACATCTCCAACTGTAACTGGACCTGGAGATTCAATTCCAGTCCTCAAAGCCTATAAGTTCTATGGAATTTTCCCAACTGCAGTAAGCGCTATTGATCTTTCGTATGATTCTACTGATGCTATCGAAGAGTTTACTGTTGATCTCCAAGTTCAATGGTGGGATGCACTGGATTCTCAAGGAAATACTCAATTGGGTACAGATCCCCAAGTTTTGAACCCACTATAAATAATAGAAATATAGTTTCTATTTGAATAATGCCTAAATTATTTGGTTTTAAAATCCAAGATTCGGAGGACGATAGATCTAAAAAATCTATCGTCTCTCCTGTTCCGGAGAATCAAGAAGATTCTTCGGATTTTTATGTTGCAAGTGGATTTTACGGACAATATGTTGATATTGAAGGAGTCTATAAATCCGAATACGATTTGATCAAAAGATATCGTGAAATGGCTATTCATCCAGAAGTGGATAGCGCAATTGAAGATATTATAAATGAAGCCATTGTTTCCGATCAAAATGATTCACCAGTCCAAATCGATCTTCAGAATGTTCCAGCTTCGGACAGACTTAAAAATATAATTAGACAAGAATTTAAGTACATCAAAGAGATTTTAGACTTTGATAAAAAATGTCACGAAATTTTAAGAAATTGGTATGTTGATGGTAGAATTTATTATCATAAAGTCATTGATTTAGAAAAACCACAAGAAGGGATCAAAGAGGTAAGATATATCGATCCCATGAAAATTAAACTAGTCAGAAAAATTAAAAAAGATGGCAAACATGTTTTAAATCCATCTTTTTCAGTTACTTCTGGAAAGTCCCCAAATGGCAATATGTCAACTCCAGAAGTTGAAGAGTTTTATGAGTATGATCCAAATATTAGAGGAACTGGTGCAGGTCAGTCTACCAGTAACTTTAAAAACGCAATTGGTGGTTCTGCAAGAATTTCAAAGGATGCTATTACGTATGTTCATTCTGGTTTAGTAGATAGAAACAAACAAGTAGTTCTTTCTTATCTACACAAAGCAATTAAGGCTCTCAATCAACTTCGTATGATTGAGGATTCTCTGGTCATCTATCGTTTATCTCGTGCCCCAGAAAGAAGAATTTTTTATATTGATGTAGGCAATCTTCCCAAAATCAAAGCAGAACAATATCTTCGTGATGTTATGACTCGTTATCGTAATAAGTTGGTTTACGATGCAAACACTGGAGAAATCCGTGATGATAAGAGAATGATGTCAATGCTTGAGGATTTTTGGCTTCCAAGAAGAGAAGGTGGTAGAGGAACTGAAATCACCACTCTTCCAGGTGGACAGAATCTTGGTGAACTTACTGATGTTGAATATTTTCAAAAGAAACTTTTTAGAGCACTTGGAGTTCCCGAGTCTCGTTTGGGTGGAAGTGGTGGATTCAATCTTGGAAGATCTTCGGAAATTCTAAGAGACGAAATTAAGTTCACGAAGTTTGTGGGAAGAATGAGAAAAAGATTTTCTCATCTTTTCATGGATATGTTGAGAACTCAACTTCTCCTCAAAAACATCGTAACTGTAGAAGATTGGAAAGTTCTTTCAGATCATATTCAATTTGATTTTGTTTATGATAATCATTTTGCAGAACTCAAAGAAGCTGAACTTATTCAAAATAGACTAAATGTTCTTGTTGCAGCAGAACCTTATGTTGGTAAATATTTTTCAGTTGAATATGTAAGGAGAAATATCCTTAAACAAACTGATTCTGAAATTGTAGAAATTGATGAACAGATTGGTGCAGAACAAGCAGCCGGAATAATTCCTCCTCCAATGGATCCGACAACCGGACTTCCCGTTGGACAAGAACTATCGACTTCTGAACAACCAGCAATGGGTGAAGTTCCAATGAATCCGGAGGTTAATACTGGAATTGCTGAAATGCCTCCAACGGAGGAAGCACCAAAAGTTACGATGCCTAAAGGTGGCAGAATCTAATAAATAATTTTAAGTAAACTTTGATATTAAAAAACAATGGATGATCTTATTGACATGATGGTTTCTAACGAATCTCCTGCAGATGTTAGTGACCGAATTAAAGAAATTCTCATGC